GTGGTCTATTTGTTTCCAGTTAACGCAAGGCAGATGAGCTACGCTAGCTCATCCCCCTCACTTGCCTCATCTCTAAGAACTATTTTGTCAAATTGTTCTAGAAATTCGGCCCGATGGTCGGTGTAGCGCATTGTAAGTAAGGGCGCATAATCCTCCCGCAAAACTTTATTGACTTTGTTGCGATAGTCGTTGTAGAATTCCTTTCCATGATGGAAGGAAAATCGGAGAGCGTCATCCATGTTGGAGTAAAACAGTTCGTGGCTGTCGCCATGAATTGTCACCCAATTAGTCAACTCTCGGATTACCTTCGGTGCCATTTTCATGTGCCAAATCATCCGGTATTCTGGGTCCTGTTCGAAATGACATTTCAAGAATTGAAAATCCTTTATGTCGACCCATGGTAGGTGTTGTTCGGTTCCGTCTTTAGTTGGTGGAGTGCATTGATAACCATAGTGTTTGAATATTGTAGTACGGTTAATCATGTTGTAAACAGCACAACACTCGTCAGAAACGGTTCCTCCTCCGTCGTCGCCAACTGCCACTTCATGGCTTTCTTCGTCTTTGACTTCACAGGTCGCTTTTTCCGGCTCGCCAGCCGCAAGATGTAGTTCAATCCAATTCGCGTCGTTAAGCAAATCGTGTGTACCAGTGTTCACGTCAGAGGTGCCTCCGTCTCCGGAGGGCACTCCTTGTACTGCCCGGTAGACACAATTGTCAACAATTTGAATCCTGTCCAAAAAGGCATCTACTCTTGTTCTTCGTCGTTGTTCGTTGACTTTGTCTTCCTCGTGAAGTTTCAAAAACTCAATTTCTATTTCGAAGTGATCTCCGATGTCGTTGGAGTCCACGTTTCCATCCCATTCCGCAAAATCTTCCGGTAACCACTTTCTTCCTGTGGCTCCCAAAAAATGAATTAGTCGGGACGCGTCTGGTCCATGCATGTCAAGTCCAAGAGCGGAACCAACTTTGTAGCCTATTGCTAGTCTAAAAGCTTGAACTGCCCCAAACAAACGTCGGTGAATAATCTGCCACGCTACGTTGTGTACATTAAAGAAACGAG